CCTGACAAGCATGGCAAGGGGACAGCAGAGACAGTAATCGAATATGTAAATGGTTATCTACGATGAGATGGCGGTCTCTCTCAACAAGGAGATCGACAAGCTGACCAAAGTTCTTGTCTCCGGACAGGCTTCGGATTATGCTTTCTATCGGGAAATAGTCGGCAGGATCGAAGGCATTGAAAGTGCCAAACAGATCCTGCACGACATTCTCAAGGCCCGTCTTCACAACGATGAAGATGATTAAAAGGAAAAATAATAACAGGCAAAGGGAGAATAGTTGAATGTTTCAAGTTCAGATGGATAAGTCCATCGCAAACGACGAGTGGATCAGTGATGAGGAGGTAAAGCTTTCGGCAAAGGATCTTCCACATCTACCGGCATATCATGTCGTTGTTCGTCCTGTTTCGATCAGGGCACGGACAAAGGGTGGTGTATTCCTTCCAGACAAGGTAAAGGATGATGTTGCCTACCTGACGACTGTCGGCAAGGTTCTCAAGCTTGGTGACATGGCCTACAAGGACAAGGACAAGTTTCCAAATGGTCCTTGGTGCAAGGTTGGCGATTATGTCTGCTACGCAAAGCTGACTGGCCAGAAGTTCGTATTCAAGGGTGTAAAGCTTCTTCTGATCTACGACGATCAGGTCATCATGAAGATTGACAATCCAAAGGATCTTGACACGACCTACAATCTTTCAAACTGATTTGTATACAGTAATATGCTGTGCTAACATACAAGTCTTTTCAACGTAACCGTTAGTTTCGTAACTAGCGATAAAAGGGAATAAAATGAAGGTAACTGAACGTGCTCCATCGGAGGGAGCAGACAAGGTAGATACGGGTTGGTCGGCAATCGACCTCAACTCCGCAACTGGAGCAACGAAGGTAGAGTTCGAGATCGAACAGGCAGAGCAGGACAGCCAAAGGGCTTCGGTACAGCCAGATGCAACGCAGGGGAAAGAAATCGTTGCGCCTGAGAAGAAAGTTTCACTCGCTCAGCCATCGGGTAACCTTGAAGACGCAAGCAGGGATGCAACGGCAACCTCAGATGAAAATCTCCCTAAAGAACTGGATGGTATCGAAACTCGTGGTGCTCAGAAGCGCATTCGCCAGCTTATCAAGCAGCGCAAGGAACGTGATGAGCAGATTGAGAAGCTTCGTGAAGAAGTTCTCTCGCTAAAGAACTACGCCCAGACTCGCGACAAGGAACTTGCATCGTCAATCAAGACGACAATCGACAGCACGGAGGGCCAGCTAAAGGCTCGCATTGCATCGGCAAAGGAGCTGTTCAAGAGGGCGGCAGAGAATTCGGATACGGATGGAATGCTTCGTGCTCAAGAAGAAATGAGTGCAGCATACTCCGAGTCAACCCTTCTGGCCCAGCGCAAGAAGGCACTAGAAGACTACGATGAGACACTGAAGCAGCAGCAGGTCAAGCAGCAGGCTCAGCAGCAGCAACAGACTGCCAGCCAGCCAAAGTATGATCCAAAGGCAATTCAGTGGGCATCGAAGAACGAGTGGTTTGGCAAGGACCAGATCATGACCAATGCCGCTCTTTCGATTGATGCACAGCTAAAGGAAGAGGGCTTTGATCCTTCCGACGACGAGTACTACTCGGAAGTTGATCAGAGACTCAAGGAACAGTTCCCACATCGATTCGGCGGCCAGAAGGCTGTTGACAACGATGAGGGTGAGGAAGAAATCGCTCCGAAGGCAGCGCAAAAGCCTTCTCAGGTGGTCGCTGGTGCGTCACGCACACCACGAGCCTCGAATCAAGCTTCTAGGGGCAACAACAAGGTCAAACTGACTCAGGAAGACGTTCGACTTGCCCAGAAGTGGGGTATTCCACTTGAAGTGTATGCAGCGGAAAAGCTAAAGGCCGAGCAGGCCAACGGCGAATACACTCTGGTACAGTAATCAAAGCGGCGTGGAAGGAAATAAACAGATGACAACACGAGAAATCAACTCACGTTCAAGCAATACTCGGGAAAACTCGAAGCGAAAGCTCCAGTTCGAAGAGCCAAACTGGCTGCACATTCCGGATTCCGTCAAGGAAAGGTTTGCAAACAATGGTAACAGCCTGCGTTGGATTCGTATTACCCTTAAGAATACTGAGGATTACCAGAATATCGGTAAGAGACAGGCTGAAGGGTGGGAGTTTGTTACCTCTGATGAGGTTCCAGAGATGCTTTCTTCCTCTATCGTGAGAGAGGGTGGACGTTATTCGGGTGCGGTCTGCCGTGGAGACCTTGCTCTGGCCAAGATGCCAACAGAGCTTGCCGAATCGCGTCAGGAATTCTATGAAAACCGCAGTAGAGAGATGGTACAGGCAGTAAATTCACAGTTGATGAACTCATCTGACAGCCGTATGCCTATCTCTAATGCAAGCAAGACCAATGTAAGCCGTGGAAAGTCGGCATCTTTCCAAGATTGAAATCAATCTATAGCGGTTAAATTGGGATTGCCTTTGTCAATGTCTATCAGATAAGAAAGGAAAGTGTATAAAATGTCTACTTCAAAGACACTATCCGGTCTTACCCCTTCACGAATTGCTGGTGCCGCTTGCAATACGACTGGTTCTAACGAGTATCCAATCGCTTCAGCGTATGCCTCCAATATCTTTACGGGTGATATCGTAAAGGTCGTGAACGGGTATGTACAGGTAATTACCTCGACCGAGGATTTCGCCCGTGGCGTATTTCTCGGTTGCCGCTATGTAGCCAATGGCGAGCCAAAGTGGAGCCGTTACTGGCCCGCTAACACTTCTGCAACGGAAATCTATGCAGAAGTCATGGACAACGTCAATGCAACCTACCTGATTCAGGCAGATGCATCGATGTCGATTGGCGACATCAACAGCCAGAACTTCGGGGTCACTCTCGGTGCTGGTTCAACTGTAACTGGCAAGTCTGGCTTCGGTATCAAGGCTTCCACTCGCACGACCAGCGCAGCAATGCTTCGCCCAGTCGCCGTTTGGGGCGTAGATGGCAACGATATCAACGTTGCAGCCGAGCGGGCATACCCAGTTGTCGAGGTTCGTATTGCTCAGAACGCAGACCACTTCATTGCTGTCGTGGCCAGCGTTGGTGCAGTAACCTCTGCAACGATCTAATAAAAGGAAGGAGTAAAGAAACATGGCTATTAATCGCGCTAGTATTGCGAAAGAGCTTCTTCCCGGACTCAACGCAGTCTTCGGTATGGAGTACAAGGACGTAGACAACGAGCATGCCGTTCTCTACGCCATCGAGAACTCGGACCGTGCCTTCGAAGAGGAAGTCCTCTTCACGGGTTTCGGTGCGGCTCCAACGAAGGGTGAAGGCGCAGCAGTCCAGTACGACTCTGCACAGGAAAGCTACGTTGCTCGTTATACCAACGAGACCGTCGCTCTCGCCTTTGCCGTAACGGAAGAGGCAATGGAAGACAACCTGTACGACACGTTCGCGAAGCTTCGTGCCCGCGCTCTTGCTCGTGCAATGGCCAACACCAAGCAGGTCAAGGCTGCTGACGTTTTCAACAACGGCTTCAGCACCTCCTATCTTGGTGGCGATGGCGCAGCACTCTTCAGTGCTTCGCATCCAGTAGTCGGTGGTGGCAACCAGTCGAACACCTTTGGTGCAGTCGATCTTTCGGAGTCAGGTCTTGAGACCGCTCTGATCACGATTGCAAAGGCAAAGGATGATCGTGGTATCCTCATCGGCCTACAGGCCCAGTCGCTCCACATCCCACCGGATCTTATCTACACAGCAGACAAGATCCTCAACAGCACGCTGAGCACGACAACGGTAACGAACAGCACGACTGGCGTCACCAATGTCAACGACGTAAATGCAATTCGTCGTATCTCGGCAATGCCAAAGGGCTACTTCGTCAACCATCGGTTCACGGATACGAATGCCTACTTCATTCGTACCGACTGCCCCAATGGCGCGAAGATGTTCGTCCGTGCTCCTCTTGCTACCAAGATGGAGCCAGACTTCGATACGGGTAACCTTCGCTTCAAGGCTCGCGAGCGTTATTCGTT